CTATGTCGCGTCGATAGCGAACAGGGCGCGTTCCGCAGCGGCCATTTCCGCTCCCTCGTCGACCGACGGGAACAGGTGCCCATAGGTGTCGAATGTGACCTGAATGGAGCTATGGCCCATGCGCGCCTGGACAGCCTTAGCCGTCAGTTCCAAACCGCCGTCCACCTTCCTGTTGATGCACCAGGACGCATACCAATGCCGCAGGGCATGGAAGCCCGAGTATTTCGCCGCGAGGATCGGCTTTCCTTCCTTGTCCAATTTGTCGGTAGTGGTGGTGAGGCCCGCGGCGATCAGTATCGGCCATAGACCGCGCTTGAGCATGTTCTGGTGGTTCTCGATATTGCCGGCCGTGTTCGGGAAGACAAGTCCGGCCTCGCTCTTGGGGCAAGCCAGCTTCCATTCCTTCAGCGTATTGACGGCTATAGGGGGCAGGGGAACGGTTCGCTGACCTGCTTCGGATTTTGGCATTCCGACATCGCCATAGCGGTCGGCTCGCTGTCTGACGTGCAGGATGGCTTGCTTCAGGTCGACATCTTCCCACCGCAGCCCGCGCGCCTCGCTGGCCCGCATTCCAGTGAAGATCATAGTCACTAAGAGCGGGCGATATCGGCCCGTAGCAGCGTCGAGGACTGACCGGATCTCGGCATTGGTGGGGATGTCCCTTCCGACCCTGAGCTTCGCCTTTGCGCGCTTCTCTGAGGCTTTCGTGCCCGATCGCGCCTTTGACAGTTCATGCACCGCATTGCGCACGACGAGGCCGCGCCCCTGGGCATCTGCAAGAATACTTCCGAGACTGACCGTGATGCGCTTCACCATCGCGGCCGATCGGCCCTTCTCCCGCAAGTCATCCTGAAACGATCGGAGCCAAGGCGCTGTAACCTTTGTCAGCTTCACCGCGCCTGCGAGCGGGACAATGTGCAGGTTCAGGTGCTGCCGGCGCTGATCCATCGTCGTGCGCTCCAGCCCTGCCGCATCACCAGATTTCAGCCAGAGCTTGCCGGCCTCCTCGATGGTGACGGTTTCACTGTCTGCGACGTGAACCCCCTCCCTGACCTCGACGGAGGCCGTTGCAGCGAACTGATCGGCGTCCTTCTTCTTTGCAAAGGTCTTCAGCCGGCGCTTGCCGTTTGTGTCTGCATAATCGACGACCCAGGCGGATTTCTCAACGCCTTTGGGGGTAGTCCATGTGCGCTTTCTGACTGACACGGAGCTATTTCTTCGGCTTTTCCAAGAGCGCATCTGCCTTGGATATAAGTCTTTGGACCTCCGCAGCCTCTTCGCGGCCCCGTTCAATTTCGACCTGAACGCCAAACCTTTCGCGGTAATCTTGCGCCGCTTTGGAAATCCTTTTTGTCAGGTCCAACACTTCGGGACTCGGGTCGAGCGAGAAAATTATGGTGCAGAGAGAGTCGATTATGCCCGCCTGCTGTTGAGATTGGGCACTTGCAGATTTCAACACGTCTGTGGACCTGTTCAGAACATCAAACTGCGCCTCCATAATGCTTTCTAGTTTGCGGTTGACATCCCGCTCGTCGGCGAGCAGTTGCTTCAAGCGCCCGATTTCGGCGCCTGGCTTTTTAAGCCTCTCGCGCAGCTCTTGGAGCTCAGTGTCCTGATCGTGGACGAGCTTTAACAAATTGGCCCTTTCGTCAGTTGCCCTATCGAAAGACCAGTCGAGGCGCTCAACGATTTCACCGTTCATTGACCGCGAACGGTCCTCGGCGGAGGCCAAGAGTTTGTCTCGCAAGCTCGCCGGCAGCCTCAACGTTATCCGTACTTCCTCTTCAGGCATCCCGGTCCTCCAAATACCACTTGGTTCAAATAGCACCATTTTGACGTCATGTCTTGACACCAAATTAGTGCGACACTAATGTGGTGTCGTTAACCCTAACGGAGTACTACCTGTGCCAAATGAGAACAAGGAAATGGACCTGCTCTGGGAAGTCGAAGAGATCGCCAAGGTGATCGGCCGAACCCCCCGTCAAACCTTCCACATGCTGAAAACGGGGCAGCTTCCGGCAAAGAAGGTCGGCGGTCGCTGGGTTGCAGAGCGCGGAAAGTTGATCAGCTTCTTTCTGGAGACTGCAGCATGAGCAAAATGGGGCACAAACCCAAGAGCTTGTCATCGAATGACAACCCCTTGTCGGAGCCCTGTGTCAACATCTCTCTGTCTCCGGATTCGGAAACAGATTTGTCGTCCACGACACAAGAATTGTCACCCGCACGGGGCGCCGTGAGGCAATCTCTTGCGGCTGTCAGCATAAAAAAGAACGGCCCGGCCAGTGCGCCAACACTGCCGAGCCACGGTTCAATCCCATCCCCATCCAAAAGGACTGAAAAAATGAACATGCACACGAATATCACCATGCGAGCCAAAGCGCCAGCGCGTAACGATGCCACGGTTGCCGATGCAATGCGCGACCTTGAAGAGACGGTCTGCGATCTGGTGAACATGAGCACTATCGCCGCCGACCTGATCCTCCTTGCATTCGACCAGCCCGACGCGACGGACTCATCGGGCATGCTGGTTTACCGCCTCTCTCGCAGCCGACGCGAGAATCTTGAGTTCGCGGTGGCCGATGTCGAGAACAGGGCAAAGTCTTTGAAGAAGGCTTATCTGTCTGCTTGTGAAGGGAAGGTGCTGTGATGACCTCTCCGTCTCCCTCCGCCCGGAAAATAATGGACGTTGCGGATATCCTCGCCACCGTCCGCTACCTCAACGAAGCGCTTTACATGGCAGCCGGCGGACTCATGAACGCTGAAGCTACCAATGCGCTCCAGGCCGTCGCCAGCGAGATTGAGGACAAGCTCCTTGACGTCCGTGACCGCCTTGATGAGGTCCGGGAGGAGATGCAATGAGCCCGGAAATCCTGCAGGCACGCCAGCGCATAGAAGCGAAGATCCAGGATCTAACCCCTCCCGAGCGTGAACATTCCGCCCAGGTCGAGCAAGCTGCCCAGTGGCTCGCAGAGCAGCGAGAGGCTCCGCCGCACGTTATCCGACTCTTGAGCGAGAAATTCGGCATCATGCCCTCCCAGGCTGCGAAGGCGTGCACGTTAGCCAATACATTCCGCACGAATGGAAAGGCTTTCGGATGACGAGAAAAAGGCAGAAAAACCGTATAGCCAACGGCGATCGCTTCTTCCAGATGCACGTCTGGTTTCTCCAGTCGGAAGCATGGAGAGCGACCAACGTGTACGAGCGAAGCCTGTATTTCGAGTTGAAGCAGCGCTACAACGGGACGAACAACGGCGAAATCCCGCTTTCACACCGAGAAGCCCAAGCCGCTCTCAACTGCAGCGACAAGCCGATAAAGGCAGCTTTCAGAGGTTTGATCGAGAAGGGTTTTATCCGCGCCGCTCAGATTGGCACGTTCCATTGGAAGCAAGGAGGCGGCCCCGGCGGCCGCTCCACGCGCTGGATCCTGACCGAATATCCGGTAGACGTCCCGCTACGCTCCAGCATTGCTGAAAAGAGTTTCATGCGCTGGAAGCCGGAACCTCAGAAAAAAGCGCGGTGTGACGTGGGCACACCAATGGTGGGACGAGAGCACACCATCAATCACGGCATGGTGGGACGAGAGCACACCATGAATGCCAAAGTGTATGCTGGGAGCACACGATGAGCCCTGTTTTCCCCCCTTTATCGTATGACCTCGTCACACAGTATTATCTAGCCATATCAGGGCGCCTTTACGGAGGTCACCATGCGTGATGACGTTCCTGAACTCCCACTCTTCAGATGGGAGCCTCCCTGCAAAATCATCGCTTTCCCCCTCATCAACCGAGTTGGAAAAATCCGGAGGTGTGCCGAAGTCCTCGAAAGCAAAAAAGGCCGCGATGCAGACGGCTATTGGCGGCATCAGATCCGGTTGCTTGCTGAGCAACTGTGGCGCTCCGGCTGCGAGGAGGCGGAAGTCCGCCAGCAGATTCATGAGTTTCAACAGGCCGTCCAGAACGAGCTGGTTAGGCGCACTTTTGAGGCGCCGGCCAAGGGCAATGGCAACCCGCAAGGTGCAGCATGACAGACATTGATCTCACCGAAGCCCAAATCCGCAGGATGGAAAAGAAGCTGCTCGCCGGCGGCGCTCGACGTTGCACTGTTGTCGAGACACGCAGGAGCGGAAGAAAGCCAGTCGAGAGGACACGAATCCGGGTGATCCAGGTCTTCGACAAGGAGGACACGAGTTCGCGCGCCGAGCCTTATATGTGGATATTCGAAGAGAAGCATTCGAAGGCCTGGGCGGAGTTCGAGCGCATTCACACCAAGGCCGCGGCAATGAGCGCAGCACGAAAGTACGAGCAAGACGGTGCGGCCGTCGAGTGGTGGGAGCGGCGCGCATGATCCTGTTTCGAATCTTCATAACCCGCTGGAAGCTTCGTTGCCGCGTAAGGGAGCTGATGAGATGACGCAGCTGCTGAACGTCACGCGAAACGACGACGGCCAATTCGAGATCACCGATCAGGGCGGCAGCGTCATCGAAGGTCCTTTCGACACCAACGCTGCGGCATGGAAGGCTCTGGATCGTCTCGACAACGACAACGCCGACCGGCCGGACAAGCCGCGCAGTTCGAAGAAGGTTCTCTGGGGTAAACTGGAGAGGAAGTCCAAGCGCTCGCGGCGTAAGGAGAAGAAGCTCCAGGAAAAACAAGAGCACCGGATGAAGGTGAACGCTGCGAAAGCGCCCACCTGGATTCGCAACGTCGCCGCGGCGAAGTTTGACCCGGCCGGTGTTCGTGCGTATCGCGACGCCAAGCTCGGTACGTTCGGCGCCGCTTCAGAGGTCCGGCGCATCGATCCAGCGGAATATCTCGCTGAGAAGGCTCGGCGAGGTGAAGTTTGAACCGAGCAGAGAACGGCATCAACCTTCATCGCTTCTGCGAGGGATACGGCTTGAAGGTCAGGCCGTATCACGAAAGCCGCACGCCGCGCCCGGCGAACACGGTCTATGGCGGCCGCTATCTCAAGCGGCTGATGCGCAAAGACATCGATCGGGCGGGTCTGGTGGTGCGCTGCATCCAGTCATCCAACCCGACTTGCTTCGATGACGTCACCGTCTGGGCGACGTGGTGCTTTATCGGCGCACATTTCGCCCAAGGGTCGTCTTCCGCTGCGATTGAGGCGTTCCGACGCGTCGACCTGGCCGACATTCGTCAACGCGCTCAGCGACTCATTGTGGGCGAAAGCGGGCGCATGGCGAAAACAGCCACGGCCATCTCCATTCTTCTGGCGCAAGCCATCATCGACGAGGACAAAGCTGCATGAAGATCAGTGAACGCGAAGCCATCGTGCTCGAGCGACTTATCCAAGCGATGGAGACCGACATTGCCTTGCCAGTGAGGATAGGGCCGAAGGCGTTCGGCTCCTCGATGCCCGACTATCTACACACCGAGCAGGAGCTTTACATCCTCGAGCGCGAAGACCTGACTGAAACGGGCGGCAAGCGCTGGAACGAGAGAAAAAAGGCGAAGCGGCTAGAGACCGAGCGCCGAGCTCGCTGCACCCGAGAACGCATCACGGAAATGGAAGAGGCCTTTGGATGGGTGATCGCCCACATCTCAGATGAAGATCGCCGCAAGGTGCTGCTGGCTTATGCTGAGGTGAAGGCCCGCGGATGGCAATGGGAGCGGTACCTGAGCAATCGAAACCGCCGAAATCCTGCGAAAAAGGCATGGGTTAAACGAACGGTTCAACGATGGATTGTTCAATGCTTGCAAGAAATTGATGCCAAAACCGCCAAGAGCGCATCATTCTTGCATGATAGGGCCCATTTACTCATGGCCCAAATCGAGCCAGAACACGGAGGCAAATCGATAACATCGGGTTTGCACGCGTGGATGGCCCCTGATGGAAAGCCCGACTTGAGGCGGACGTAGAACCAGGCTCCACGAAAGCCAACGCATTCTTTTGCCGGCGTAGAGCAGCCCGGTAGCTCGCGTGGCTCATAACCACGAGGTAGCAAGTTCGAATCTTGCCGCCGCAACCAATCCATCCCGTCACCTGCCCGGTGGCGGGTTTTCTTGTCGGCTACAGCGCGTGCCGCAAATCAAAAGCGTGAAGACGGTTTCCGACGTAACCTTGAGGGGCCGCGCTAGAATTCCTTCTTCACACGATGCCAGTTGAACTTGAGGACTTTTCGGTGCTGACGAACATAATGCATGTCGATCGCAACCCCCAAGCGTGCGAGGCGAGTGCAGAGGTCGACCTCCATTAATCGCTCCGCCTCCGACGCATTGTCGAAGCTTTCCGGATTAACCATCAAGAACATTTCGATCGCTGTTCTGCGTGCTTCGAGTTGAAGCCGCCGCCGTCGAAAAGAGTTTGGTAGCTTGCCAGGGACCATTAGTCTCTCGATTTCCATCATTGTTTGATCGAGCTGAACCGCCAATTGCCGATATTGGTCAGCCCAGGTGAGGCGTGCCTCCGCGATCTTCTGACGCCCGGCCCGTTGAAGCTGAAAATAACTGAAGGCGGTCGCGCCCACTGCTGTCAAAAGAACTAGAAGGATGCTGACTAAGCCCCATAGGCCGTCGTAATCCTTTGTTGCTGCGACCGTCGTACCCAGAGCTTCCATTGCAACACCTCATCAAGCTTGAGGCAAAATAGCACGGGTAGATTTATGGTTGGTAATCCCAGACAAGCCGCAAAGACGGCGACAGCAGAGGTCGCCCAGCGTGGCTAAGCTCAAGACCATCCGGCCACTCGTTTCCTGCCTCAAGCCACTCGTTGGCAGGATGCCCGGTGATGAGAAGGCCAGAGCAAGACAGGAGTGGCGAGAGGATCGACCATCCCGCCAATGGCTCAAGTCCGCATGGTGGCAGAGAGCCCGGCAGCGCATCCTCGTCAGGGATCAGTACACCTGCAAGCGGTGCGGTCTCCTGGTCCCCGGCAAAGGCGAAGCCCACGTCGACCATATCGAGCCTCACAATGAGGATAGGGCCAAGTTCTTCTGCACCGACGAGGGACTGCAAACCCTCTGCGTCATCTGCCACACCAAGCACAAGCAAGCCGAGGAGCGCCGAGCGCGGCTCCTCTGGTAGGCCCCATCAGCCAAAGGGGGGGTGGTCAAGACCGGAAGGGGAAAGTCCCTCTGGACACGCGCCCCCCGCATTGACACAATTTTTCTGCCAGATCGAAATTTCCGGCTGGAAGGCTGAAATGACCGAAAAACCGAAAGCCCCTTCGAAGGGAGGGCGCCCGTCATATCGACCCTCTCTAGAGGACCGGAAGACGGTTGAGGAACTGAAATTTGTTGGCGAGAGCGACAACACGATTGCCCGAGCGCTCGGCATCGATCCTGACACGCTTCGGACGCACTTCCCCGACGAGTTGGCTGATGGCCACGCACAGCGTCGGAAAGAAGTAATCGGTCTGCTGTTTAAGTCCGCTCGGGATGGAAATGTGGCTGCTCAGAAGAAGCTCGAGGAGATGGGCAGGGCGGCCGGCGCCGCCGAGTCGGTGAAGAACCGCGAGACGAAGGCCCCGAAGCTGGGCAAGAAGGAAGAGCAGAAAGCCGCGGCCAAGGCAGTGGGCGGCAAGTTCGCTCCTCCTACGCCTCCGAAGCTGGTTGTTGATAATCGCTAATGCGGTGGTCGACGGCCTGCACGGATTGGCGCGAGCGTATCGTCCAGCGCCAACCGCTGATCCCGTTCGCCCCGCTTTTCCCCGACGAGGCGGAAGCAGCCCTCGAAGTGTTTAAGTCGCTTCAGGTCGTGGACTTGGCGCAGATTGCGGATCCGGAGACGGGTGAGGTCAGGCACCCGACATTCGGGGAGGTCAGCGAAGATTTCGTCCTGGACTTCGTGCGTGCGGTCTTTGGGTCCTATGACGCGGACAATGCGACCCGGCTGATCGAGGAATTCTTCCTCCTCATTTCGAAGAAAAACGGCAAGTCGACCATTGTCGCCGGGATCATGCTGACGGCGCTGATCCGCAACTGGCGACATTCGGCCGAGCTGTTGATCCTCGCGCCGACACGTGAGGTTGCCGACAACTCGTTCAAGCCCGCTGCGGATATGGTACGCGCTGATCCAGAGCTAAACGACCTACTGCATGTGCAGGATAATCTGAAGATGATCACCCACCGCCTGACGATGGCGGTGCTGAAAGTGGTGTCGGCGGACTCCACGACGTCGGCGGGCAAGAAAGCGGCGTTTGTCCTGGTCGAGGAGCTATGGCTTTTCGGCAAGAAGGCAAATGCCAGCGCCATGCTCCAGGAGGCAACCGGCGGGTTGATATCGAGGCCCGAGGGTTTCGTGATCTACATCACGACGCAGTCTGACATGCCACCAGCAGGCGTATTCAAGGAGAAATTGGACTACGCTCGCAGGGTACGGGACGGGGAAATCGAGGATTCACGGTTCCTCCCGGTGCTCTACGAGTTCCCGGAGAAGATGATCGAAACGAAGGCCTATCTCCAACCCGAAAACTTCTATGTGACCAACCCGAACATGGGGCGCTCGGTCCGCAAGGATTGGTTGGAACGCAAGCTGTCGGCGGTCATCAGCGGGCAGGATGAAGAAGGCGACACAATCCAGACCTTCCTCGCGAAGCACCTGAATGTCGAGATCGGCATGAACCTCCGGTCCAACCGGTGGCCCGGCGCGGATCTTTGGGACGGCCGAGCTGATGGGGCAATCACCGTCGCGTACCTGATCGAGAACTGCGATGTGATCGTGCCAGGACTGGACGGAGGCGGCCTCGATGACTTGTTCGGCCTGGTGCTGGTCGGACGCCACAAAAAGACGAGGGATTGGCTCGTCTGGTGTCATGCCTGGTGCCATAGGGGAGTGCTGCAGCGGCGCAAATCCATTGCCAGCAAGCTTCAGGACTTTGCGACAGCTCGCGAACTGACGATCGTCGACGACAAGCTGGAAGATATTTCCGAGATCGTCTCAATCATTGCCCAGATCAAGGATGCAGACCTGCTTGCCTGTGTGGCCGTCGACCCGGCGGGCCTTGGTGAAATGGTCGAGGCTCTGGATGAGATCGGCGTCACCCAGGAAGAGGGAATGCTGGTCGGCGTGCCTCAGGGCTTCCAACTGATGAACGCGATCAAGACCGCCGAACGGAAGCTCGCAAACGGCACCCTGCGCCATTCGAATGCCGGCCTGATGCAGTGGTGTGTCGGCAACCTGAAGATCGAGCCGACGGCAACGGCCATCAGAGCCACAAAACAGAACGCAGGCGACGCGAAGATTGACGTCGCCATGGCGCTTTTCAACGCGGTCACCGTGATGAGCCGGAACCCGGAGCCGAAGCGGAAGCCGCAATATCAGATGCTGGTCGTCGGCAGATAGGAACCATCAAATGAACAGGATGTATTCGGTCCTGACCGTGAAAGCGGTCGAGGAAGAGCAGCGCATTATCCGCGGCGTGGCGACGACGCCGAACCCTGACAGGGTGGACGATATCGTCGAGCCCCTCGGCGTCCGGTTCAAGAACCCTATGCCGCTGCTGCACCAGCATGACCATCACAAACCGGTAGGCACAGTCACCTTCGATCCACCGACGAAGGACGGCATCACGTTCGAGGCGAAGCTGCCGAAGATCGAAGAGGCCGGGCCGCTGCGCGACCGCATCGAGACCGCTTGGGGGGAACTCAAGGCCGGCCTCGTCCGCGCCGTCTCTATCGGCTTTCGCTCTCTCGAACACTCTTGGATGGACGATGGCGGTATCCGTTTCATCCAGACCGAAGTCCTCGAGCTCTCTCTGGTCTCTGTGCCGGCGAATGCCGACGCGGTGATCTCCACCATCAAGTCGATCGACCGCCCTCTGCTCGCCGCGTCTGGCAAGGAGCCGAAGGCGGATGATCGACCTGTCCCTCCCGGCGCTGCGGGAAAATCCAAGCACTCAGTCAATCTCAAGATCAAGGAAAACCCAGCTATGAAAACCATTGCTGAACAGATCGCCGCGCTGGAAGCCTCCCGTCAGGCAAAGGCCGCGCAGATGGAAAAAATCATGCAGAAGTCGATGGACGAGGGCCGTTCGACCGATGAAGCCGAACAAGAAGAGTTCGACACCCTTGCCGGTGAGGTCGAGGCCATCGACGGCGACCTGAAGCGCCTTCGCGCCCTTGAAAAGGCCAAGGCGCTTGGTGCTACTCCGGTGATCCCGGGCGCCGTCAGGTCTGCAGCGGCCGGCACCTCCATCCGCAACGGCAATGTGCCCTTGAAGTCCGCGCCGGATAAGGGCATCCGCTTCGCCCGGTACGCGAAGTGCCTTGCGCTCTCGCACAAGACGCACCAGCCGGTGGTTAATATCGCCGAAGGTCTCTACGGCAAGAGCGATCCGGACCTGGTCGATATCGTAAAGGCCGCTGTCTCTGCCATGACGACGTCCAATACCGATGCGCTCATCGGCAATGAAGGCGGCTTCGCTGACTTCGTCGAGTTCCTGCGGCCGATGACGATCCTCGGACGTTTCGGCACCGGCAACATTCCTTCCCTGACGCAGATCCCTTTCCGTATTCCGTTCATCTCGGAAACCTCGGAGACCGACGCTCAGTGGGTGGGTGAAGGTAAGGGCAAGCCGCTGACCCGGTTCACTCTCGATCGCGGCGAGTTGACCCCGCTCAAGATCGCGACCATCGCCGTCCAGACGATGGAGCTCATCCGCGACAGCTCGCCGTCTTCGGATGTCCTGCTTCGCAACTCCCTCGCGAAGGCCGTTGCCAAGCGTTCGGACGTTTCGTTCATCGACCCGACTTCGGCGGGCGTTGCCGGCGTCCGTCCGCCGTCGATCCTCAACGGTGTCACGCCGATCGTCAACAGTACGGCTACCGGTGCCGACGGCGTCCGCGAAGACGTGCAGGCGATCATCGGCGCCTTCGTAGCGGCGAACAACCCGCTGACGTCCGGTGTGTGGGTCATGGGCGGTACGTATGCTCTCCGCCTGATGATGATGCTGAATCCGCTCGGACAGAGGGAATTCCCCGGCATCACGATGCAGGGTGGCACGTTCTTCGAGCTACCGGTGATCGTGTCCAACTACCTGGGCGACTATGTCTCGCTGGTGAACGCCGAGGATATCTACCTGGGCGACGAGGGCGGCGTCGACATCGCCATGTCGACCGAAGCCTCGCTGGAGATGGTTGATAACCCGACGCAGGACTCCGGCGCCGCCGACCCTGTCGAGACGACCGTTGTCTCCATGTTCCAGACCAACAGCGTTGCTTTCCGCGCCGAGCGGACGATCAACTGGGCCCGTCGCCGGCCGTCCGCGGTCGCTTGGATGGACAACATCACCTGGGGCGATCCGGTTGTAACCCCGTAAGCCGCCGATTGTGAAACAGCCGGCCGCCCTCCCGGCGGCTGGCACACTCTAGGAGAGCCGCCATGAAATCGCAGTCCTATATGACCCGCGCTATGAGCGCTCGTGACCCGAGGTTCGCAACGATTCTTGGCAAACTCGGATATGCGCGCGGCGATATGGTCGCCCAGAAGCCCAAGGCGGCTCCGGCAACTTCTTCGGATGATCCTCTCCCCGATCTGCGGAAGCGGTATCAGGACATCGTCGGTAAGCGGGCATTTCACGGCTGGGACGCCGAGACGCTGCAGGCGAAGATCGCAGAGGCGAAGGCAGCCAAGTGATGCGGTTTCTCGGCTGGAATATTTCCCGAGGGAAGACCTCTGAAAAGGCGATGTCGCCGGTCTCGCAGGGCCGGCGCGGTTGGTTCTCCATTTTCGAAAGCTTCGCAGGCGCATGGCAGCATAACGTCGAGGTCAAGCGTGACCTCGTTTTGTCGAACCCGACGGATTTTGCCTGCCGCACCCTGATTGCCTCTGATATCGCGAAGCTGCGGATCAAGCTGGTCGCGAAGGACAAGAGCGGTATCTGGTCGGAGACGGACAACTCGGCATATTCGCCCGTGCTGCGGAAGCCGAACGATTTCCAGAACCGCATCCAATTTATGGAAAGCTGGGTTCTTTCGAAGCTCCAGACCGGTAACACGGTCATCTTGAAGCAGCGTGATGCGAACCGGCTTGTCCGGAAGCTGTATGTTCTGGATTGGAGCCTTGTGACCCCGCTCGTAGCGGATGACGGAAGCGTGTTCTATCAGCTGAGCGCGGACAATCTCGCAGGCGTCGAGCAGTCTGTCATCGTGCCGGCCAGCGAGATCATACACGACCGCTTCAACTGCTTCTTCCACCCCTTGGTAGGGCTTTCTCCCATCTTCGCCGGCGGCCTCGCTGCGATGCAGGGCCTTGCAATCCAGAACGACAGCACGCTGTTTTTTCAGAATGGTGCGCAGCCAGGCGGCATCCTCACGGCGGCCGGTGCGATTTCCGATGAGACCGCTGCACGTTTAAAGGAGCATTGGGACACGAATTTCGCGGGCGAGAACTCCGGCAAGGTCGCGGTGCTAGGCGACGGCCTGAAATATGAGCCGATGAAAGCCAAGTCGGTCGACATGCAGCTCATCGAGCAGCTGAAATGGAGCGCTCAGGTCATCTGCTCTACCTATCACGTTCCGCCATACAAGGTCGGCGTGGGCGATCTCCCATCCTACGACAATATCCAGGCGCTCAACGTCGAATATTACTCGCAGTGCCTGCAGGGGCTGATCGAGGCGATCGAGCTCTGCCTCGATGAGGGACTTGCTACGGGCGAAAGCCTGGGGACCGAACTCGATACCGACAACCTGCTCCGCATGGACAGCGTCACGCAGATGGACGTCCTCGATAAGGCGAAAAGCGTGATGACACTCGATGAGCGCCGGAAGCGGCTGGACCTCAAGGGTGTAAACGGCGGCGCTACGATCTACCTGCAGCAGCAGGATCACTCGATCGAGGCTATCGCCGCACGCGACAAGCTGCTGATCCAACAGGCCAACAATCCGACGCCGGCACCGGCGCCTGACCCCGTCCCGACCCCTTCGCCCCAAGATGAGGCGAAGCGGCAGGAAGCGGAGCAGCGCGCGTTCGCCGCCGAGGTGGCGCTATCATTTCAGAAAGGCATCGCGGCATGATTGACGCTAAGGCTTTTGGCCTCGAACTGGCCGCGATCGTCAAGGCGCAACTTGACCCTATGGCGGCTCGGATCGCCGAGCTGGAGAAGCGTCTGGCAGAAGCCGAGGGCCGGCCGGCACCGGTCAGCGTGGCGGGCGCGCTCATCGATCGCACCGGCTCCCTCGTCCTCACCATGTCGGACGGTTCGACGAAGAGCATCGGCCCAGTCGTGGGCGAGGATGGAGATCCCGGTAACGATGGTCTCGGCTTCGATGACCTTGACGTGAGCTATGACGGCGAGAAGACGATCACTCTGAAATTCACACAGGGCGAACGCGTCAAGGAATTCGCCTTCACGATGCCGGTAGTAATCGATCGCGGCGTCTATCGTGACGGCAGCGAATACAAGGCCGGTGACGGCGTCACCTGGGGCGGCAGCTTCTGGATTGCTCAGAAGGACACAAGCGCAAAGCCCGACGCCGGCGACGACTGGCGCCTGTCGGTCAAGCGCGGCCGCGACGGAAAGAACGGCGAGATGAAGCAAGCGAAGGCGCACTCTCCGGTTCGCGTCGGCGTTCCTGCCGCGAAGGAGGCCTGAAATGGCCCTGGTCACCCTCGAACAAGTCAATCTCGCGCTGCGCCTCGATCTCGTCGAGAACGACGAGCGCATTCCGGACATCAATTTGAAGATCAAGCAGGCTGAGGCCGCGGTGATCGGCTACCTCAAGAAGCCGGATCACGGATGGACCGAAGCAACGGTCCCCGGCGAGGTCTCGGCTGCCATCCTCATCGTCATCCAAAGCCTGCTCGACGAGGCCGACACCGGCTCCATGCTCGTGGGGCTCGGTACAGGCGATCCAAAAAGCCCCGTCGTCGCGCTGCTTTACCGGCTCCGCGACCCCGCCCTTGCATGAAGGAGGTCACCATGGCCCGCGTCCGCTTCACCGCAGACTATGACTACAAGCCCACCAGGCAGTGCACGATCGGCTACAAGGCCGGGATGGAGCTGACGGTGAAACGCGATTGCGCTGAAAAAGCCATCGCCGCCGGCAAGGCGGAAGAGATCGAGGCCTCCGGGAGGACGACCGGTGGCAGCGAGTAAGCCGACAGCCGGCCGCCTCCAGCACCGTGTCGCCTTTGACGAGCGTCAGACGGTCGACGATGGCGCCGGCAACGAGCGAGGCGAGTTTCAGGAGAAGTTCAAGCGCTGGGCCGAGTTCCGCCACCGGGGAGGCTCAGAAACCGTCATAGCGGCCCGCCTTGAAGGGCAGAACATTCTCGGCGTCTACGTGCGCTCGGACGCGCAATCGCGCCAGATTGGCTCAGACTGGCAAATGCGCGACCTCCGAACCGGCACGGTCTACGCCATCAACATCGTCGATGCGGTTTCGGATCGATACTGGGTTTACATCCAGGTGCGCAGCGGCGTGGCTCCCTGATGAAAGTCAAAAGCAAGATGCTCGGCCGGGAGAAGCTCATGCGGCTGCTCAACGGTGCGGTGCCGGAGGCCGAAAAGGAGTTGGCGAAAGAGCAGCTCGACGCTGCGAAATCGCTCGCCGGGAAGATACGGAACCGTGCACCAGGTTCGGGCCGGTACCGGGGAAGCATAGAAGGCGACAAGCTGGCGAACCGACCGAAGGAACGCGCGCTCGGGCGAGGCCTCAAAAACGAGACCAAGGACCCGAATGCGACCGGCGTCTTCGCTGACTGGCGCTGGCGGTTCATTGAATTCGGAACCCGCCAGCACGTCATCGAGCCTAAAACCGGAGAGTATCTGGTCATTCGCGGTGCCGACGGTCGCGTGACCTACACGAAGCAGGTGGACCACCCGGGCGCGACGAAGCACCCGCACATCTTCCCGACCTACCGCCAAGAGCGCCCGAAGATCCGCCGCAAGATGGCGGCGGCCGTTCGCAAGGCCATCAAGAAGGTCAAGAGCAAGTAAAATGGCTTCTCCATCGTATGAGCTTCAGGTCGCGATCGTCTCGCGCCTCAAGGCCACGGCTGCCGTCACGGCGCTAATTGGTCAGCGCGTCTATGACAGCGTGCCGCCGGATGCAGCTTTTCCCTACGTGACCGTAGGTGAAGGTGATGAGACCAGCGATGACGTCGATTGCGTCACCGGGTTCGAGATCGCGCTCGACGTTGATGTTTGGTCACGCGCCGTCGGTTTCCCGGAGGCCAAGCAGATCAGCGATACGGTTCGAAGAGCGTTGCTCGACCCGGAACTGACGCTGCCGGCCAATGCTCTCGTCTATTTCCGCCACCGCCAGACGCGGTTCATCCGCGATCCTGACGGTTCATCCCATGCCGTGTTGAGCTTCGAAGCCTTCGCGGAACAGCCTAACAGCCAATAGGAGAAACCCATGGCCGAGCCGACTACAATCCGCGGGGGCAAGGTCCGAGTAATGCTCGGCAATGATGCTGTCCCAATCGTTTACACCGCCCCCTGCGGCTTCAACCAGCGCAACGTGACCATCAACAAGGGTCTCGAAGAGGTCACCTTGCCCGACTGCGACAACCCCGACGCAGTCAACTGGGTCGGCCGCGATGCCGTATCCCTCTCGATGTCCATCGGTGGCGAGGGAGTGCTGTCAGAGGAGAGCGTCGAGACTTGGCTGGATGCGGCCGAGGACGTCGAATCCGTACCGGTGAAGGTTGAATGGGAGTTCCCCACGAAAACCATCGTCTGGACCGGCAAGGCGCATGTCGAGAGCTTCGAAGCCGGCGCTCAAGACGGCCGTCGCGTTACCGGCAACGTGTCCCTGCAGAGCGACGGCAAAATGACCCGTGTGGTCACCCCGGCGGCTCCGTAATGAGCAGAGACGGATCCTGTGAGCTGCCCTTCAATGGGCAGCGAACCATCTTCAAGCTCGCCTGGCGCGAACTGATGAAGATCCAAGAGGCCTGCGATGCCGGGCCTTACGTGGTGCTCGACCGGCTCGTGTCCGGCCGCTGGCGGCTTCAGGATATCTCCGAGGTCATCAAGTGGGGGCTGATCGGCGGCGGCATGCCTCAGGGCGACGCCCTCAAGCTCGTCGAGGATGAAGTCGAGGGTCGGCCGCCTGTCGAAAACCTCGCGATCGCTCAGCAGGTCCTTGGTGCCGGTGTCGTCGGCGCTCCGGAGGAAGAAGTCGGAAAAAAATCCGCGGCGGTAAAGCAGAAGACCCGCTCCCGAACGGGAAAATCCGCTTTGCCGCCATCATCGGAAACGGCATAGCGATGAGCCTGTCGCCGCAAGAGGTGATGAGCCTATCGGTTTTCGAGTACCTCGCCGCGCTGGATGCCTTGTGCAACGATCCGGAAGGCAACAAGAAGCTGACCGAGAGCGAGAAGGACGATCTCTGGGAGTGGCTGGAGGCTAGAGGCTAGAATATTCCGGTGCGATCGAGCTGATGCCGCCAACCGGAATCTAGCCTTCCCAGATCATCGCATTCATTTAGTGCCTTGAGATGAACGGAGGTCTTTGGAGGATCTCCGATTTTCTCTGGGAGGGTTTCCTGGGCCATCCGAATACAAGCCTCAGGAGTGATCCTTTCCAGCCGCAGACGCTCGGCGGCTACCTTGTCGGCCTGCGCTTGAGCAGCAGCTTGCACTTGCGCGGTACGGTACTCTTTCCACCCAAAATAGCCACCGCCAGCAACAACGACGACGCAAGCCGCTGCGATCAGCGCCTTCAACCAACCTTCCATAGGACCCCTCCATGGCAACTGACGACGAACAGCTCGTGTTAAGCATCAGCGCCGATACCCGTCAAATTCAGCGCCAGTTAAAGTCGCTTGTGGGGCAAACGCAAGCGAATACCAAGGCTATTGAAGCGGCGTTCGCTGCCATGGGCGGTTCGTCCGCTGGAGCATTCGACAAGATCGCGGCGAACAGCAACCGCGCATTCACGACAGCGGAGCAAGGGGCGAAGCGGTTCCAGAACGCGATGCGCGCTTCCTCTCAGCACACGTCAAACATGGCGGCTCAGCTGCAGGATATCAGCGTACAGCTCGCTGGTGGACAATCGCCCTGGCTTGTTGGCGTTCAGCAGATTTCGCAGATGAACCTGGGAGCAGTGGGATTGAGGGGTACTCTTTCTGCGATCGGTGGTGCTGCGGCATCCATTCTTAGCCCAGTCAACCTCGTGGCATTGGCCTTTATAGGTTTAGGCGGAACGGCGGTCCAATACTTCGCCAGCCTCCTCTCGGAAAGCGATAAATCCGAAAAGGCCCTCCAGCAGCAGGCTCAGCTTATCCAAAAACTTGCAGAGGAATGGGGCGATGCCGTTCCAGCACTGCGAGAATATGCAGATGAACTGGAAAGAGCTCGGAAGGCGGCGGAGCTGAACGAAGGGGCTCAGATCGTAAATGACCGCACCTTGGCGGACACTCGGTCGCAGATAGAAGACGCGAATATCGCAATCGCTGACCTCTTAGCTCAGCTCCGAGCGTCTGGCGAAGAAACCGACACTATCCTTTCCCTGCAACGTGCGTTCAATGAGTTTGCAAGCGCCGCGAACGACGGAAGTGTGAAGGTCGCTGACGTCAACGCCGTTCAGGATGCGCTTGCGGCGGCAATCCAAAGCAAAGGCGTTCCCACGCTGTCGGACTTCAAAGAAATGTTCGACCAGGTGTCAGCGGCGGCGCTCAGAACATCCAGCAGTGTCCAGCAGGTCAACGAGGCACTTGCACAAGCTCAGGCTCGGATGAACGACCCGCGTACATGGCGTGGAGCGAACCTGATCGGTAATCCGGAAGGAGCCCTACAAGGATCATCCCCTGATCCGGATCTTCCCATGGATGGACCAGTTCCGGAAAGACGGCCGCTGATTGAGCTTGACGGACTCCCGGGAGAAATCCGCCGATCCCGAGGCAGCGGCCGTTCCGCTGCCATTCGCGAGGCCGAGCGGGAAAAGAAGGCTGTTGTCGATCTCATCGCGCAGCTTGAGTTCGAACAAGGCTTGATCGGAGCGACGAACCTCGAGCGCGAGAAGGCGAATGCGCTGCGCCGCGCTGGTGCGGCTGCCACGCCTGAGCAGAAGGCTCAGATCGAGAGCCTCGTCGAAACCATGTACGCCGAGCGGGACGCCATCAAGGCGAGCCAAGAGGCAATGGAAGAACTGGCAAACGTCGGTCGCGATGTGCTGCAAGGCCTCGCCTTCGATCTTCTCGACGGTGAGAACAGGGCAGACGCATTCGCCAACGCCATTAGCCGGTTGGCCGATCGGCTGCTGAATTCGGCATTTGACGGCTTGTTTGGTGGCAGTGCTGGAACTCCCCGCTCCGGCGGTCTCCTCGGCGGTGCGATCATCCCCGGCATTCTCCACGATGGAGGTCAGGCCGGCCGGGACGGTTACGGCCATCGCCGTGCCGTTCCCGCGTCCACCTTCCGCGGAGCTCCCCGCTTCCACAATGGCACAATGGGCGTGGGCCTCGGCCCGAGCGAAGTCCCGGCGATCCTGGAGAAGGGCGAGATCGTTTTGCCAAAGGGTGCGAAGGTTGGCAGTGAAGGTGTGAACGTCACATACGCTCCTCAGATCGATGCGAGAGGAGCCGATGCCGCGGCTGTCGCGCGCCTTGAGCAGGTGATGGCACGCGATCGAGCCGAGTTCGAATCCAAGACGGTAGCGGCGATCCGCAATGCCAGGAGCCGCGGGGTGAAGGGTGTCTGATGGCCATTACATTCCCGCGTGACATCCTTGCGAGCTTCCCCGGATGGTCGCCTCGGTTTGAGCTTCTATTTCGTCAGGAGCAATCGCGACAGGCGTCCGGCCGTACGATCGTCAAGGACCTGGGCTCACCGCTCTGGCAAGCCGATTATCAGTCGAGGACGATGCGCCCCAATGAACTAGACCGTTGGCGCGCCATTCTGGATGCTCTCGATGGCGGTGTTCAGCAGTTCCTCGGCTATTCGCTGTCTCGCTGCTATCCGACCGCGTATCCGAACGGAAGCTGGCCGGCCGGCTCGTTTACCGGATCGAATGCGAACCTTCACACGATCGGAGCGAACAACAAATCGGTGCGGGTCTCAGCGCTTGCACCGGGCTTTCGCTTCAAGACCGGCGATATGATCCGGATCGGCAGCCGAGACCTGTACCGCGTGCAGGAAGACGTTACCGCCGACGGGGCCGGACTGACACCGATATTCGAGGTACGGCCGCATCTCTGGCCGGGCACGGTCACGGGGACGGCCGTGAGCGTCGTTCGCCCGCACTGCTACATGACCATCGTTCCCGGCAGCATCAACACAGACGCCGATATAGCCACCGGGCGCGGCTCGGTGAGCTTTTCCGCGATCGAAGCCCGATAGGTATTCACCATGCCCCGCAATATCTCAGCCGCCAACCAGGCGGCGCTGGAGGCGCGCGTTCTTGTGGCGCGAGACTTCCTCTGGATCGTAGCTCGAAATCGCTCCACGGGCGCGCCTGTGCCGGATGGCATGTGGTCGGACGTGGGCAACGTCTCCGCCTCGGTGATCGATCCGGACACGGGGGCCACGGTAACGCGCAATTGGTTCGGCGCCGGGACGCTGGTCGCGATCGACGACATCCCGCTAGTCTCGAATCTATCGGCGCAGACGGTCAACATCCGCCTATCGCAGATCCATGATCACGTGCAGCAGCTGGTTAGGGAATACGACTGCCGGCAGGCGCGGGTGGAGATCTACCGCGGCCTCTTCAATCCGGACACGCGGAAGATGGTGGCACCAGCGGAGTGTCGCTTCGTCGGCTTCGTCGACAAGATCGATATCCGCACGCCTTCGGAGAATGAGGACGGCGCGGTCACCATGACGTGCGCCAGCCACACGCAGGAGATGTTCCGGGCCAATACCGAGACAAGGAGCCACGAGACGCAGATCCTGCGGGCCACGAACGACAATTTCTATCGGGATGCGGCGACGACGACGAGCTGGAAGATCTTCTGGGGATCGAAACAAGGCAGCGTCCCGACGCAGAAGAAGCGCAAGAAGTTTCTCGGCATCTTCTGATGAGCGCTGTCCGTCAGGCTACCCCGTCGGATGTGCCGCGCATCCTGACCTTGCTGAAGCATTTTCACGCTGAGGGCGGTTTCGACTTTCGGTTCGATGCAGCGCGCTTCGAGCAGTTCGTCAAGGCGGCGATCTTCGGAGAGCGGTCTGCCTGCTTCGTCATCGGCGATCCCGTCGCCGGCGTGCTGGTCGCGAGCCATGCCGAGAGCTTTGTCGGTTTTCGCTATGCCGAGGAACATCTCGTCTGGATCGAGCCGGGGCAACGCGGCGCTGCGTGGTCGGACCTGCTTTGCGCCTTCGAGGCCTGGGCGAAAGCCGCTGGCTGCGAACGGATCAAACTCTCAGCGCAGCACGCACTGCGCCACCCTGCAATGACACGTCTCTACCGCCGCAGCGGCTACCTGCCGAGCGAGACGGTTTTCAGCAAGGAAATCTAGCATGCCGTTGTTTACTGCGATCGGCACGGCCGTCACTGCGGTCAGCGCCTGGATCGGGTCGCTCGGGACTCTCGGTGCATTTGCACTGAAGACGGCCGTAGGCGTCGGTCTAAGTCTCGCCGCACAAGCCCTGGCCGGCAAGCCGAAAGAGCAGAACTTTGCTCTGAATGGCGAGCTGCAGGGCGGAGGTGATCTGCCGCGCTCCTTCATCCTCGGCAAATATGCGACGGCAGGCTCGCTGGTCTGGGCAAATGCGTGGGGTAAATCCGGCGACACGCCCAACAGCTGGCTGACGCAGGTAATCGCTCTGTCCGATCTGCCGGTGAAAGGCCTCCTCGAGGTATGGGTCGACGGCGAGAAGGTGACTTATGCACCTTCAGGCGCGGATAGCATCTTCGGCTACTCGGTGCCCGAATACGTCAAGCGCGGGCCGAACCTCTACATCAAGTTCTACGACGGTACGCAGACTGTTGCCGACGAGGCTCTTGTCACGAGGGCAGCCACGGCTGAGCGCCCGTGGGAAGCAACGCGCATCGGCCGCGGCGTCGCCTATGTCGTCGTCCACGCCCGCGTCATCGACAACATGTTCAACGGCTTCCCGTCCTTCCGGTTCGTCGTCGACGGCCTGAAGCTCTACGATCCTTCCAGGGATTCGAGTGTCGGCGGGGCTGGTACGCAGCGTTATGACGATCCGGCGACTTGGGGCGGCGACGGCGACTATCTGCCGGCAGTGCAGGCCTACAATCTGCTTCGAGGCCTAAAGTATAACGGCAAGTGGTTCTATGGCTTGCAGAACCTCTCCGCAGCCCGGCTGCCGACCGCAGACTGGATAGCCCAGATCAACAAGTGCCGCCAAACCATCATGGGCGCGAGCGGGCTTGAGCCTACCTATCGCTCCGCCGGCGAGATCCAGATCGACGCTCCATTGTCGTCGGCGATCGAGGCGCTGCTGTCGGCTTGCCAAGGGCGCATATCCGAAGTCGGCGGCGTTTACCGCATACATCTCGGTGCTCCGGACCTGCCTTCGATCGGATTCACCGACGGGGACATCCTTTCAACGGAAGAGCAGGAATTTACGCCTTTCGTAGGCCTCGCGGATACCATCAACGGGATCTCCGCGACCTATCCGTCGCCGAAGGACAATTGGGCAGTCGTCACGGCGCCGCCGCTCTATCGCTCCGACCTGGAGGCGCTCGACGGCAACCGGCGACTGATGGCTGACGTTCCATTTGATTTCGTGCCCTATCCGGAACAGGTGCAGCGTTTGATGAAATCGGCGCTCGAGGAGGCGCGCCGCTTCCGTCGGCACACGCTCGTTCTTCCGCCGCGTTTCTGGGCCTATGCCGTTCCCGGTGCCATCTTCGTGTGGAACTCGGAGCGGAACGGGTATATCGACAAGCTGATGCGGATCGACGGTGTCGTCGATCGCGCCAACCTCGATGTAATGATCGATATCACCGAGGTCGATCCGGCCGACTATGACTGGGACAGCGCCACGGACTTTCAGCCTCCCGTTGATGGCGCAGTCGGGCCAATCCGCGTTGGACCGCAGACGATCGTCGACTGGTTTGCTTCTCCTGATGTGGTGAAGGACAACAATGGCGTTTCGCGTCGGCCAGCTATCCGGCTGTCTTGGGATGGATCGGACGAGCGGATCATTGACGTCATCGGCGTCGAATTCGAAGTCCGCAACGCCACCTCACTCGAAATCGTCTACTCGGGCCGCACCGATCAGCCCAACGTGGGTTCGCTGCTGATCTCTCAAGGCTTGGTCGCGAACGTCACCTATGGGGTGCGGGGTCGCTATATCCCGCGTTCGGAACGTGAAACGTTGTGGTCAAACTGGCTGAACGTCACCACGCCCAACGTCCTGATCACGGACGTCTATATCGAAGAACTGGCGCAAGCAGGCCAGGACGTTGGGAACCGCTTCAAGGAACTTCAGCAGGAGATGGACGAGTTCTTCCGGCCGCGGCTGGTCGAGCTGCTGGACGCATTCTCACTCGAAGGTGCCGTGGGTCAGATCGAGAGGCAGCGGATCGTTGCCTCCTTAGGTGACGCGCTGGCGCAGATCACCGAGGAGCGGCGGGTCCGCGTCTCCGAGAACGAGGCGACGGCGCAGTTCCTGCGTTTTCTGCAGTCGAGTCTCGGCACGACCAACGCGCGCCTGATTACCGAAGAGACGACGCGAGCGACGGCGGATACCGCGCTGAGCAGCCAGATAACGCAGCTCACGGCGGAGACCGGCAGTAACGCGGCGGCCATTCAGTTGGAAGCTACCGCCCGAGCAGACGCCGACGGTGCGCTGTCGAGCCGGATCACCAGCCTCGATGCGGAGGTTGATGGCAACCTGGCGCGGCTGATCCAGGAGGAAACGGCGCGCGCCGATGGCGACAGCGCGAATGCCACCAGCATCAATGGCGTGAGCGCCGATTTCAACGGGCGATTTGCGCAGGGCTTGGTGAAGTTCGAAGCGGTCGCGGCGCCCGAGGGCGTTGATGCACGTTTCTCGGTGTTGCTGCGGGCTGGTACCAGTCAGAGCTTCAAGGTGTCGGGCTTCTATGTCGAGCTTTACACTGAAGGCGGCGTGCAGAAGTCGCGCATGGCGGTGCAGGCGGATCAGTTCCTCGTCACGTCAGGCAACAGCCGCCACTACCCGATGGTCTTCGAGAACGGCGAACTGAAGCTGGCAATTGCCAACATCGGCACGGTCAACGCCGGACTGCTTCAGTCGCTGAACGGCAAAATGAAGATCGACCTCAACAACGGCACGATCGAGATATTCAGTTAAGAAGGAGTGCAGCATGATATCCCTGGAAAGCAAGACAAAGGGTCAACCGCTTTACTTGAAGGCCGCGCATACGCGGGAGGGGCGCCCAAAGATCATTTTCTCGCGCGGCGACGATCGCCCGGATATTGAAGTGACGATCCTCGACGATGGCGCCTTAGCTCTGCGGGAATACCGAAGCGAATAGGTTGTTGTTGCCGCAGTGTTGGCAAACCAACGTGTCGATCTCGATTGATAGATTAAGGGCTGGATCATAGCCCTCGAGCATCGTCCCGTCACACGTTCCGCATCGAATCTCATAACCCTCTGGCGAGACAGGGAACCCAGTGGCTGACGCCTCGATGTGAATTGTCGTGTCCGCCGTAGGGGTTAGCTTCAGCACCTTCTTCATAATTGGCTCCGGTTGAACTCACGCAATAGAACCATCGGATCAACCAAGAGTCGAGTCTTCACAAGAACCCCTGTGCATAGAGGGCGGGAGTAATCAATGGTTCGCACGATGATTGGCGTCGACTCGACCGGCGCAGGCTGCATCAAGATCATGAAGAACGATGCTGACAATCCGCGCACCACGCCGGACAGTCAGCGGTCGAAGTTCCTCTACAACTCGAAATACGCTCTGAATGCGTCGATTGCCCATATCGAGGTGATCAACCAGATACCGGGCGGGAGCGGGTATCAATACTTCCCCGCCGGAACAGGTGCCAGCAACTATGAAAAGGCTGTTGGTTTCGGGAATGCCGGCGGCGCCAGCGATGCAACCTGGCTGTTCAAGAAAGCGGCGTTCCCAAATTGCAAATACGATATGCCGCTGTTTGATGTCAAAGCCACGCGAACGAACACCGGGCGTTTCAATCAGATGCGGGTGCAGCGCCGATACTCCGGTAAATATTACCACGACGAAGGCGGCTATTATTTCATGGGGAACTGGCGACAGGCGCCGTGGGTGAAGAACTTCGATGGTTCGGTCAGTCAGTACGGCTCGTTCAGCTTCGGTACCTTTGCGAGGATCACCACCTCCACGCTCGACGATGCTTACAACCGCTTTCAGTCGCGGGACAAGCGCCTGGTCGTGTGGAACTTGGCTGGCAATGAGGAGGCTTCCAAAGAGGCGCAGCCTCTTGCGCCAAACGGGCAAAAATCGGTCATCATCCGCTCCGACGCGATGATCATCGCCAAGCCGGGATACAACGCGGAGACCGCAAACGAATGGCAGGTGGCGTTCGATAGCCGCCGCGTGCCGGTGAAGGTGATCGCCGCGGCTGATATCGCTCTGCCGGCGGGGGAGTCCTTCTACGACACCGGGATGGCCTTGCCGGCGAATATCGCACTCGACGTGCACTTCTACACCGGCAGCGTGATCATGTACCCCTGCAACCCGGTCGACATGGATTTCGGGGCGGAATACTGGTTCAGCGGCAGCCGGATCTATTTCAATGCCACTCAGGCGATGCGCGCCCGGTTCATGCTTTATCTGGATGCGGGAGATAGCCCGACAAATGGCAGCAACCGCGTGCTCAGGGAGTTCACCGAAGGCGGTGTGAATGTGTTGCAATTCCTGCGCCCGGGATCCGCGGACCCGCCCTCGTGGGCGGATATCATCATCGACACGCGCCGGCCCTGCGTGCAGATCATCACGGAAGGATACTTTTCCATTCCGGTCGGCAGCCCGGTCGAGACGGTGATCAACTTCGACGCTTCCGGCATGTTCCCGATGGTCAAATACATGACCAAACATGGTGCTGCGTCAGAAGACTCGGTCGGCAGCTGGAGTGAATCTATCCGGCTTCCGAGCGTCCGCAGACTGGTTGTTCCCTACCAAGGGAAAGCCGACTGCGGTGACAGCACCCATTGCCGGCTGACGCAGACGAGCGCCACTTTCGTCACGCACCGCGGCAATGTCGGCGACTACTACAACGACGCCGATAACCCGGGGACGGGAAAAACTGAAGGCTGCGACCAGCCGCTCGGCATTCGCTACTACATTCTCGGCATTCCAGCTTAGGAAATCCTGACATGACGATACCCTATGTAACGGGCACGGTTTCCGTGACCGCCGGCAGCGCCGTTGTCACCGGCTCCGGGACCGCTTGGGCCACGGCACTGGTTGCCGGCGGGCTCTTCGGCCTCGACAGCAGCAACGGCAACCCGGTTCCGATCCTCTCCGTCGACAGCAACACACAGCTGACGCTGGCCAAGCCCTGGCGCGGCACCACGGCGGCCGGGCAGGGCTACTGGATCGTCCGCGACACGGCCTACCTGCAGCAGCAGACCGTCAATGCGCAGGCGCTGTCGACCTACATCCAGCGCCTCGACAATGCGACGCTTACTGCCCTGGCCGAGATTACCGGCGCGGCAAACCGTGTTCCGTATTTTACCGGCCCGGAAGCAATGTCTCTTGTGCCGCTGCAAAGCAACCTCGGTGACGCGACGGCGAACGCGTTGATGAAGGTCGGAGCGTTCGGGCTTGGCGCTTTGAGCCTTCAAGGCGGTATGCCTTATCCGAACGTCACGCTTAATGACCTAAGCAACGTGTACACGGGCTTCTATTACGTCTCGGCAAGCGCTGGTCAGGGCGGGCCGTTAGACCCTGCCGGAAGTTTCGGCACGATGATCGTTCTCCGCCGCACTTCACAAATTGCCCACCAAATCATGACGACTAGCACGGTAGGTGACCCTAGAACGTTCACGCGCGTGACCATTGACGGCGGAACCACGTGGGGCGCTTGGGTTGAAAACCTGACGACTAACGACGCGGGAGCACGCGGCTTATCTATCCTTGCCGCTGCTACCGGCGACGACATGATAAACGCTGTTGAAACATTGTTTGGCGGACGTGCGCCTTCGCCTGAAAACAGCGGACTGGGTTTGACTGCTGGCGACTTCAACACACTTGTAAAACCGGGTGTCTTTACACTTGCAGGAAGCTACACGAACGGACCAAGCGGGGCGGCGGCATCATCCTATACAGGTCTCGTAGCGATCCACAGGCGGGTTTTTAACAACTCAACCTATCAAATGGTTTTCCTGAATAATTCCATTTGGGTTAGGTCGCAAAACACCTCCGGCACATGGCTGACTTGGGAAAGAATTACCTACGCGTCAGAGTCGGCACTCTTGAGTGCGCAAAATACGTTTACGGCTACGCAAGCCCTAAATGCGGGCGGCGGATATGTTCAATGGGCGTTGAACCGGGGAGCCGTTGTCGGTTCATACGAAGCGGGGACCAATTTCGTCGGCATAGGTTCCGCGAGCGATCACCCTCTTTTGTTCAAAGCGAATAGTGTTGAGCGAGCACGGTTTGAACCTACCAACGGTGATCTCCTCATCGGATTGACCGCAACAATTGACCCCGCCAGCGGCACAACTACTGGCTTAGCGGTCAGGGGTAATACCGGGCGCATGTGGCGACGTGCATCCGGCTATAACCCGTTCTATCAGGCACGGCTTGCGACTGATGGGGTGTTGCAAGAATTCTACCGCGAAAATACTGCGGTAGGCAGTATTTCCGTAACAGGTACCGGGACAACATACACAACAACGTCTGATCACCGGCTGAAATCCGATATTCAACCGATTGTCACATTCTCGCTTACTCCGGAAGAATTCGACGTTCTCGATAACGCGGAGCTAAAAATAATGGCGCTGCAGCCTGTGTTTCACAGGTGGAACGACGCGCCCGAAAAAGGCGTCGTCACGGGCTTTATTGCTCACGAAGCGCAGCAGATCGTTCCGCACGCGGTCACGGGCGAGAAAGATCAGGTCGTTGACATCGGGCGGGAAATCATCCCCGCTTATGAAACGGAAATCGAAACGCAAGTAGAAACCGAAATCGAGACGCTAGACGAAGCTGGCGAAGCGGTGCTTGACGATGACGGCAACCCCGTCATGCAAACCGTTCTATCGACGGTCAAGAAAACTGTAACCATCCCTGAGCAAGTCAATGAAGGTGTGCGGATCGACGGTCTCGCCGAAGGTGCGACCTTTGAGAAGACCGGAGAAATACCCGTATTTCAAACGATGGATTACGGATTGATAACGGCGGATATCGTCGCGGCGCTGCAGTGCGTAATTTACAAGAACATGTTGCAGGGCGAAGAGATCGCTTCGCTTAAGGCAGCCAACGCAGACATAGCTTCCCGCCTCGCCGCGATTGAAGAGCACTTAGGGCTTCCACCGTCGCCGTGACGCAACATTCCGGCGGCGCCGAGCGTTTCCAGGTAGGGACGCAGCAAAGGAGAAGGCGATGCGCATTGCCGAACGCGTCAAGATCATAGAATGGATAGCGACTTTCGCCGCCGTCACTTTTGTCGCGTCGCTTGTCGTCGCGCTGCTTCCCTGAGGACGTCACTTTCAACGAAGGCCGGAGAATTGCCGCTGTGTCCGTATGTAAGTGATGGCGGCAGCTTCTAGGCTTCTGCACTCAGCTTCGCATCGAATCAGGGCCTCATCGTCTTTGTCGGCGGCGCATCGAAGGCCGTCTCGGCGTAGACACGCATGTTCGTAAGCCACGCAAAGCTTCAGAAATACGGAGCTGTTCATCATCCACGCGCTAGCACGCAGATCTGGGGCCGCCAAAAACAACCGGGCCATTCCTGCCTTTTGCGCATTCATGGCGGTGTTCGCTTTCGTTTGAGAGCCAATTCGTCTCAACGGGTGCGTCGAGGGAAAAGTTCCACCAAGTTGACCGGCACTGGGATTGAGCAACCAAAGGAATCAAACGGTTAAAAGGGGTCCGGCTCGGCCGATGTCGGCGTTGGCTCGATCGGTCTTGCCGCTAGAGCTTTGAGGTCCTCGGCGAGGCCGGCAAGCTGTGCCGCAACGTCCAAAAGATTCGAAGCAGCGCCCGGTACGGAGTGGTCAGAAGCCGGCTCGATCGGGCCGGCGCTTTTCGCTTCTCTATCGTCCATGTTCAAGTCCCCTTTCCATTGATGTGGATCAATGGCGAGGCCCGTCAAGGGCTGCGGCCGGTGACGAGCCTCCCGGCCGCCTGCGAGGGGCTAGAGCGACCAATGTCACTTTAAGCCGGACCATCGCCGGCCGCCATTAACCAGTGTGGCTTAGCCCGCCGAGCATTCCCCAACGAAATCAGGAGAAACGAATGAGCGCCATCACCGCTCAGCACGTTCGCGCTGCCGCAAAGGGCAAGGTGAACGAGAGCAACCTCGCGTCCGTACTTGTGGCGCTGGACAGGTACGGGGAGCGTTTCGGCATGGATCGGCCGCACCGGCTCGCCCAGTATTTCGCCCAGCTCATGCATGAAAGCGGAGACTTCCGCTATGACCGCGAGATATGGGGCCCGACGCCGGCGCAGCAGCGCTATGACACTCGCACCGATCTCGGCAACACGCCGGAGAAGGATGGCGACGGGTACCTTTACCGCGGCCGCACCGGCATGCAGCTGACCGGCAAGGACAACTATCGCCAGTTCCGCAACTGGTGCCGCGCGGCCGGCCTCGACTGCCCGGACTTCGTCAAGGATCCGGATGCGGTCGACACCGATCCTTGGGAAGGCCTGGTGCCTTTGTTCTACTGGGATACGCGCGACCTTAACCGCTGGGCCGACCAGGGCGACGCCGAGACCATTACGAAGAAGATCAACGGCGGCAAGAACGGCTTGGCGGATCGGTTCAACCGCCTCGCCAGGATCTCGCTCGTCCTGCTCGGCTACCGCGCCGACAATGTCCTGCAGTTTCAGGCTGACCAGCGGCTGCAGGTCGACGGCGATGTTGGGCCGAAAACGCGCGCTGCGATGCATACGGCGCTTGTAGCGCTCACCCCGGGCGAAGCGGCGCGGCCGGAGGTCAAGGCGGCGCCCGTGACGGAGGAGAAGCCGGTACCGGTCCCTATCACGCCGCCAAGCCTTGATGCGCCGTGGTGGAAATCGAAAGAGGTCATCACCCCGTCTGTCATCGGCGGCGGCGCTTCGCTGCTCACCGCGATCGGCGGCATACCGTGGCAGAACCTCTTGTTGATCCTTGTCGCCTTCGCAGGCATCGCCGGCTTTCTCTACTGGCGGAAGAACGCCGATCGGAAGGCCGTGGAAAAACAGGTCGAGGGGATGGCGTGATGTTCACCCTCGTCGACATGCCGAAGCTCTTGGCCGCGCTCGCTGTCGGAATGACCGTGGCCGGCCCAGTCGCCTATTTCCAAGGCAAAGCACACCAGCGCCAGGCCATGGCCGTCGAGGCGCTGGAATCCTCTGTGAAAATCCTCCGCGAGAAAGGCGAGATTGATGCGCAAGTCTCTTCTGCTGATGCTGCCGATTTGTGCGGCTCTTACGGCCTGCCAATCGACGAAGAGCGCGAGTGTGTGCGACGGCTTCAAACCGCTGCGGCCGAAGCTCGAGACGACGGTCTACATTCTCCAGAGCGATCGGCCGTTCGCGAACGACGTGGCGGCCCATAACCGGCTGCTGAGTTCGCTCAACTGCGGCAAGTAAAGATCGACCGGCATTGCATACGAGGGGCAAGGCATTGTCTGAAACACAGGAAACCGAAAAGATGGTCGCAACTCCGAAATGGAGGTTTGAATATAACCTCAACACCCTGGTGATCCTGTTCGGCTTTGCCGGCGGCCTCGTAGCGTGGGGCGCGACCTGGGAAAGGGTGAACGCCAATCAGGACTCGCAGGCTAATTCCATCGATCGCCTCGACAAGCGCCTGACGGCTGCCGAAGTCTCCCTACGGCAGATCGACAATCATGAGCTCCGGATATCGGCGGTGGAGAAACAGGCGGCCGAAGCGGCGACGTCAATGAAGGCTGTCGAGAACACGCTCAACAGCCTTTCCATCGATACGCGTGTGATGCGGGAGATCCTGCAAAGGATCGAAGCCGGTCAGCGCGACGGCGCGCAGCTGCGGCGATGATCAGTTAGAGATCGAACCGCCAGCCGATTTCGGTACTGCCCTTGTGCTGAGCGATGGTTAGCTCAAGAGGGCCATCTTTTCCGGCAGGACATGTCTCACATTCAAATGAGACGACAATGCCGTCGCGGCGCGTGCTCGGATTGCCAGAACTGAGGCTATCTACTTTGTCCATCGAGGCGCGTCCGTTCGCTACGACCGTTTTCGTCACCTGTGCGGCGTCCTCGCTCCTGTCGTAGACCGCCACCTTAATGTGGTGCAGATGGGAACCGCCGCAATTTGGGCATTTCAAGTCACTCGTGCGGTTGCTGGTTGCATCAAGGACGAGTGTTGGCGAGTGTTGCAT